GGGGTTAGGTCTAAAGCAGGAGTAACGGTGCGGCGGCCTCTGCAGCTGTGGCAAGACCACCGAGTCCAAGTCCTGAAAGGAACTCGGTGGCTGATGCACCTGCTGTTGCTGCGGCACCCAAGATGGTGTCCATTATTCCAGTGGATGCAGCGGTTTCGGCTGCTTCTGCGGTGCCACCGCCTATCATCTTGTAGGCAGCTGCACCCATTCCAGCTGGAAGTCCGAATTCGACGGCACTTTCCTCTAGATTCTTAGCCATGTGAGCCAGATATTTGTGTGGTAAGGATGTAGTTGAACTTTGTGGCATAGAGTTACGTATATGTGACATACCTTGCAGGTCGACATGCGAGCGTGTAACGTTGTCAATATTTCCTATGAATTCAACAAATCGAATAACTTCATATTCGAATGGGGCTGGGCTGGGAGCGCCGTTAATGTCGGTGGTTCCAGCAATTGTAAAGCCCGTTTCCCACTTGAAATTTGATCCATCAGATGCTGTTGAGGCATCTTTGGAAAAGTGGTACTCATCCGGTCGCACTGGTCTCCACAGTGCGTAAATCCAATCACGATGATTTCTGAATGTTTTGGCTGTAGTATAACTTCGGATGTCGTTATACTGTAGGTTTACTAGGGTCTCATTATCTGGGTGGCGCAATCCGGTGATTTGTCCAGACATTGAACTTTGTGGTCCAATATATCTGATACGTAGTCCTACTGCTACCGTCCTAGCTTGTACACCAGGAGTGGCACCAGCAGCTTCGAATTGAGCAGCTGTATATGGTAATTTCGGTTGCGTAGCTTTTCCTGTTCCTACTGTATTTTCTGGCAGCACGGAAGTGGAAGAAGCAAGGGCGGCAGTTGAATATATAACTACAGATCCTGCATTGTCATTACACCAATTGCAGCATGCGATGTAGCCATTGCCATCAGCTCCAGTTGAGAAAGTACCTCGAGTTTTGACTCGTACCTTCTTGGATGGTATGGAGTGCAGATCAGGTACACAGGCAACATTCTTTGTAGAGAATGGGGCTCCTAGTGCAAGAAAGTAATCTTTTGCACATTGTGAAAGCATTAAATCGGCCAGAGTACCTTTTGGTGTCTGTCGTTGCACCATACGTGTGTTTGGTGTACGTCCAGGCGTCCGTGCAGATCTGACTGATGCTTGATGTTGGGCCCATCTTCTCTCTTTTTCTCTTAAAGTGAGTGTTGCGATGCGTGGTCTGTTGAAGAATTGCTGTTTTGATTCCATGTTTTCATCCCCTCCGTTAGATATTTAGAAGCGCCTCCAACTAGGCGCTGTTTGAAGTTTTAACCTTTTGGATCTATAGAAGCAAGGTTTCCCTTGCCCTTTCCTCGATAGGATCCGCGACCACTTTTAGGGCCGTTCCACCCGCCGCGTCCGCGACCACTGTTATTTCCACGACCACGGCCCGGCTTAGGAGCTGGAGGTATGGTCTTGGATTTGTGATCTCGAACACGTGGATCAGATAAATGTATTTCCGGTTTTGTGGCAAAACCAGATTCATCTGATTCAGTAGTTGATCCTGAAGTCGAGTCCTTGAGTTCATCAATGTTGTTGATTAATAATTCAATGCCATCACTTGAATTCACTATTGCAGCTTTGCCTTTTGGTACAGCAATTGGCCGCAGACCTGCATTATCTATAGGATCTAGAATTAGTAGGTCTTCAAGTGATTGGACGGCATCCATTTGATCAAAGAACAAATTGCAGTCAAATCCATAAGAGTGTAGGAGCACAGTCATCCAGTGATGATACTCATTTGGGAACTGTACATCTGTCTCATGCCTTGACCACCATGATGTGGCTTTAGTGGGGGAAAGTTTTGCACCCATTTCCTCAGCAGTTTGTATTAAGCTGCTGATTAGTGGTGTGTTTGCATCTGTCATCTTTAGGGCAGATAGTTTCTCTTCTAGCTTATCAATTGGGTTGAATGTCGAATCTCTTGCTTTTGGGTCTGATGTAGAGCTTAATTTTGATAAAGCTCTTCCAATATCAGCGCAAGAATCCGGGCCCATTGGTGGCACATAGAAACGGGCGAAGAATGAAACTGGCGACCTTGTTGGTTCTCCATCATCCTTGAATTGACGCACCCAAGTTATCTTGAGTACTTGTCCCATATCTGTTGCTGCCTTGACTAGTTTTTCGTGAAACTTGTCCCTATCGATTTTCAATACGTCCAAGCATGGATCAATGAGTCCATCATCTCCACCTCCTAAGAAGCAGAGTGACATTAATTGAAATGCTTGATCTGGCATCAT